CATTATGCCAATGGGTAAAGGAACTTACGGTAAGAAAAAAGGACGTCCTAAAAGGAAGAAGTCTTCAATGAAAAAGACTAAATCTAAAAAAAAGATGAAAAGATAGATGAAGAAAGCAGTGAAAATAAAAGGCGTTTCTATGTCTGGCTTAAACAAGCGTCAAACAACCGCAATGAAAAAGCACTCGAAGCACCACACTGCTAAACATATTAGAGTAATGGTAACAGCAATAAAGAAGGGATCAACGTTTATCCAATCTCATAAAACAGCAATGAAGAAAGCTGGCAAATAATGGATTATGAACAACAAGTAATAACATTCATTACATACGAAGAGTACATACACTTACAAGATTTAATTGGAGATAGTCAAGTTGCTCAATATGAGCTTGCCGATGCAATACTAATTATATATGAAACAATGCAGTTTGGAAAGTCAAAAAGCAAGTTAGATCCATTTCGCTTAGATGTCTCAAGATAACATTGAGGGAACAACTGTAACAACTGAGTTAGTTGGAATCCGCAATTTAAAAACTACGGGAGTTTGGAGATTAGAATTTGATGTGTTTGAAATTGATTCTAATAAGGTTAAGGGATTAATGGATAAGCTAAATAAGGGTCTTATGATGGCATTAGTAGAGATAGATGAATAAACAGACGGACAACAAACGATCAAATGGTCAATTTGCCAAAGGAAACAATCTAGGAAATAGATTTAAAAAGGGACAATCAGGAAATCCAAACGGAAGAAGGAATGCCTATAGTGATCTTATAAAGGAAATGAGTTTTAGTGAGTCAAACGGCAAAGAGAGAAGAGAGATTATATTAAACAAATTATTTCAATTAGCTGAGAGGGGAGACTTGAGAGCTATTCAATTTATTGTGGAGAGGATGGAAGGAAAAGCATTAGAGAGACAAGAGAGAACCACAAAGAGTGAGCCTATTCAAGTAATGGTAATAGATGATCAATAAATGGACAGTAAACAGAACAAGAAAAGATATATTAGCAGATCCATCAAGGTTCAAGGTAATTGTAGCGGGAAGAAGATGGGGAAAGACTGTTCTATCACTTATGTATTTATTGAAAGACGAGTTCCACCAAGGAGAGAGGAGATGGTTCATAACTCCTACCTACAGACAAGGGAAGATGATTGTGTTTCCTGTTCTTCGTCAAATGTTTCAAGGATTCGTTGGTGCTAAGCTCAATGAAAGTGAGATGTCTGTTATATTTGATAATGGAGCAGAGCTTGCTGTTAAGGGTGCAGATAATGAACACAATCTTCGTGGTGTCGAACTCACTAAATGTGTAATGGATGAGATGGCATATATTAAGCCTCATGTATGGGAAGAGATTATTTATCCTATGTTAGCAACAACTCAAGGATCAGTATTGTTTATTGGTACTCCATCAGGATACGACATAATGTATGATTTGTATTCAAAGGGTCAATCAGAGCAAGATTGGAAGTCTTGGCAGTTTAAAACAATAGATGGAGGATTTGTTCCTAAGGAGGAGATACAAAGAGCCAAGAGAACAATGGATCCTGTGAGATTTAGACAGGAGTTTGAAGGATCTTTTGAATCTACTGGAAACAGAGCTGCTTGGAACTTTGATAGGAATACTCATGTTAAGCAAGCATCTACTTTAAGTGATTACTTATGGTGGGGATGTGATTTTAATGTAGATTATATGAGTGCTGTATTGGCCTGTCAGTACACAGATGGAACAATTCACTATTTTGATGAAATTAGATTAAAAAACAGTAATACAGACGAGATGGCTAGAAAGATGAAGCAAATAGCTCCAGACATTGAGGTGTATCCGGATCCTGCAGGAAGTGCTAGAAGTACTACATCAAACAGATCTGATCATCACATTCTTAGAGATCATGGATTTATTATAAGAGCAAGAAGAGCTCATCCAAGTCACATAGATAGATTAAATGCGCTCAATAGAAAATTACTAGATGCAAACGAATCAATAAGTATGACTGTTGATCCTAAGTGTATTTATTTAATAAAAGATTTAGAGCAAGTACAAAGAGATAAAAAGGGAGGCATTGATAAGAGTCAAATCGATCTTACTCATTCGTTGGATGCTTGCTCGTATGCAATAGCATATAAGTTTCCAATAATGAGTAGAGCAACTAAAGTAATGGAATGGTAATATGTTAAATTTTGGAAGAACCGTAAATCAAGTAGTAATCCCTGAGTTGACTGAGCAAGTTATACTAGCAACTGTTGCTAAGGCTGAGCAAGAATATAAAGAAAAAGAACATGCAGAGAGAGCAACTGCATTAGACTTTTACTATAATCAAAACGTAGATAAGCACATAGAGCAATATTTTAGTAGTGAGTCGCTACAACAAATACCAACTTATCCACAAAAGGTGGTTCCCAGATTTTCAAGAGCTAGAATGATGTTGTACAAAGAGCCTCCAAAAAGATATATAAATGGAGAACAGAATGACGACTACAATAATGTAACTTATATGTTAGACAGTCAGACGAAGTGCTTTAGTGAGCTTGCATGGCTACTTGGAAGCTGTCATTTAAAGACTAAGTTTAATGAAAGAAAGCAAAGATTAGAATATGAGATACTTCCATTTGTAAAGGAGTACTGCTTATATGGTGAGTCTGATCCTTATGGATATAGTTACGAAATAGATAAGGGAACCAATAAGAATAGAATGTATGTATTTTGGTCTGAGGAAAGAGATGGTGTTCCTGGAATGCATTTTAAGTTTGATGAAAAAGGAAAGAGGTACGCCGTAAGTGGAAACGAAGATATGATTAATCCTTATGGAGTAAATCCAATATCAAAAGTTCAATATCCGTCTTCTAGTTACGATGTTGTTAGATCAGGAATACATATTGGAATAGCAATGACTGAGATTGCGCTTAGTGTTAGATCTAGATTGGGGCAACCAGTATTTACTGGAATAGATGAGGGTCAATCAGTTATTAAGTCAGGCATTGATTCAGCTATAATTCTACCTGAGGGAGGAACATTTCAATATGTTAGTCCTGGAGGAGGGATTAATGAGATGATTGATAGTGTTAAGACTTTTGCTAATCAAACTGCTGAGAATAATCATCTTAGGATTAGGTGGGGCGACTCAACGGGAGCTACTCCAAGTGGTGAGGCACTTAGAATACTTGAGATAGAGAACTTAGAATCAAGAGAGAGTGATATACCTTACTTTAAAGAGTTTGAAGATACTAGATATGAGATTGATAGAACAATTCTTGAAAAGCACGGAGTGATGACTTTAAACGATAATTATAGCATTGACTTTGGAGAGGTTTCCTATCCTATGTCTCCAAGAGAAGAGAGAGATTACTTAGATTGGAAGCTATCACACGGATTAATGACTAAGAAAGAGTTATTCTTATATTTTAACCCCGATATGAGCGACGAAGAACTACAATTAAAGATGGGAGAAGTAGAAGAAGAGAAAGCCGTTGAGAGAGAACAGGAACAGCAAGGACAAGAACCGCTATTTGAAGGACTAAGAAGAGTTGGCGCAACCACTACATAATGGAATTAGAAAGGTGGCTGAGTTACAACAAGAAGTAATCGATAATTCAGAAAACATTCTTAACGTAATAGATGTAGAGCAGCTTGTGAAGAATCCAAAAGAGTATCTTACTAGATTGGGACTAGAGTTTCTAAATGAACACATTGATGAGATTGAACAAGGAGCAGATCAAGGTAAAAAGATGGCTCAGGAAATACTAAATGGCTAAACTAAATCTAAGTGTAACTAAAAAGTTTAATTTAAATAAGATAAATCTAGATTTAAGTAAGGATATAAATATTGCAGCTCAGACTGTAGTTCAAGATATAAAACTAGCAAATAGTAAGGGCTTATCAATTAAATATAAACCAATAAAACCACTTAAAGAGAGTACGATAAAAAAGAAAGCAAAAAAAGGAAGTTCTTCTCCAAGCAGAGCTTTGTTTGATAGTGGTAGAATGGTTGGATCGGGTAGTAAGGCTGGTGTTGGTGGAAGAGGTCCATATCTTAAAAAAAAAGCCACATCAACTAGACAAATTGCTCTAATATCTCCCTCAGAAGATAGGGCTGAGATAGGATCATATCATCAATTTGGTAACAAAGCTAGGAATCTACCTGCTCGCCCTTGGTTTGGAATAAGTACTGTAGCTGAGAAAAGAATTGAGTTTGCATTTAAAAGTAAATTAGCAAAGATAATAAAAAATGCCTGATATAAGTCCAATACATATAAGTAATGGTATAGCTAGTGCTGCTGAGCAAACTACTATAACTATAGAAGATTTGGTGGGTAGAATGAGTCAAGCTGGTATGAGCAAGCAGGCAATATTTAATCAATTGATATCAGATTTAGATAATAATGGTCCGTTATTTGGCTCATTTAAAAACAAAATTAAATCTACTGTTAGAGATGGCATAGAGATTAACTTTAATCAATCTGCTGATCAGATATTTGAAAATGCAGGAGTACAAGAGTATAGATGGGTTGCTGGATCCAATAGTAAGCCGTGTCCTGATTGTGCATTGAGACACGGTGAAGTAGGAACAATGCAGTACTTCGAAGCAATAGGCAAACCTTGTAGTGGATTCAGTGTTTGTGGATCTGCGTGTAAATGCAAATTGGTTCCAGTAGATTACACAAAAGAAGACGTTACTAAGCCAATTTCAGATCAAGCAAAAAAGGCAATCGTAGCTGAGTCTTGGCAAGATGCAGTGAGAATAAATCAAAAAGCAATCTTATCTACCGAAGACAGACACTTTTTAGATATATATACAAATGTTTCCTCAAGTGACAGCAAGTGGTATTACAAAACGATAAATACAGCTTTGAGAACAGGAAAAGGATTAGATGAATTAATAACTCATCAAGGCAAAACCATCACAGTTAAAAAAGCAGCAGAGCAAATAACAAGAACTCTTAAAAAAAATCAAATAGCCACTTTTAAAGGCAGTGTTCATAGGGGAGTGAGGCACAGAGGTAAGGAGCAGTACGATAGATTTACAGAAAACTTCAGAAACAAAAAACAGTGGACAAATACTGGTTTTATGTCAACTTCCACAGATAGTATGTATGCAGAGTCATTTATAGAGGATCTTGAATATTCAACAAAAATGAGGATAAAATCAAAAAGCGGTAAATTTATAGACGAGCTCACATCTAACGACATGGGAGAAAAAGAGGTTCTATTTCATCCTGGTAAGAAATACAAGGTAGTAAAATTTGAAGAGGATTTGGATGGTTGGAATAGAGCTTTTGTTGAGTTGGAGGAAATATGATTACAGCAGTAATAGAAAGAATGTCAAGTGATGAGATTGTAAGCAATAATATTTGCTCTGAGTGCATACATTACAAAGGAGGATTTCCTCCAAAGTGTGAAGCGTATCCAAGAGAGATACCAAATGAAATATATTACAAAGGATTTGATCACAGAAAAGAGTTTCCTGGAGATCAAGGAATAAGATTTGAAAAAGTCAAATAACAAACAAAGTGGAGGACAGAATGTCTGAAATACAATCAGGGGTTAAGGTAGAAAAAGAAATACCTAATCCAATGCAAGATAATGCAGAAGAGGTGACTACTAATAGTCAAGAAGCTACAATCGATCAAAGTCCTGAGGTTGGTGAGTTCATTGCAGAAAGCAAAAAGTACAGAGCAAGGGCACAAGCTGCAGAGGATAGATTAGCCAAACTTGAAAAGAGGTTACAAACTGACAAAGAAAATCAGTTAGCCGAACAGAACAAGTGGCAAGAATTAGCTGAACAGCGTGGAGTCAAACTTCAAGAACAGGAACCTGTAATTGATGCAGCGATGAAGCAAATTGAAAGCTATAGAGAAGAGATCCTTGCAGGCTTTAGTGAAGAGGATAGAGATACTTTTGGCGATCTGCCATTAGATAAACTTAAAGCTCTTCAATTTAAGTTAAATTCAACAATAGTTCCTGAGGTAGCACCTACAGATGGAACTCCTGCTAGAACTGCTAATCCAGAAAATAAAAGCTGGGTTGACTTGTCTGATGATGAGAGGCGTTCTAATTGGGATAGTATATTAGATGCATATCGAAGGAAGTAATATAGGAGTCTATAATGGCTAAACATTACCAAGGTAGTCCGGCTACAACCACTACCGATCAACACTTCATACCCGAGCTGTGGTCTGAGGGGATATACAAGTACTTTGCTAGGAAAACTGTTTTTCGTGGCTTAATTGATGACTATTCTGCTGTATTTAAAGGAGCAGGTTTTGGAGACGTTTTACATGTTCCTGAAATTAGCTTAATAAGTGCTAGTGATAAGTCTGCTGGATCTGACGTTAGTTATGACGCTACAGCAACAACTGAAACTCAACTTACTGTAAATAAGCATAAGTATGTAGCTAAGTTATTTGAGGACGTCGCTGAAATACAAAGCAACGTGGACATGGTTGCTAAATACTCAAGTATGATGGGCGAAGCATTAGCAAGACAAGTGGATGCTGATATTTGGGGTGAGCTTGACGGTATTAATGCTTCTCAAGCACTATCTGCTGATGACACTTTAACTGCTGCTGTATTTGAAGCAGCTTTAGCGTCGCTAGGTGAAAACGACATACCTTACATGGATGGTGAGTGTGCAATGGTTGTTAATCCAACTTTATTTGCCGACATCTTAAATCCATCTGCTGGTATCGCTCAATACTTTATCAGAAATGATGCTGTCGGCGAAGGTAATCGTGGACTAAGATCTGGTATGGTTGGATCTCTTTATGGTATTGATGTTTATATGTCTAATACTGTAAGTACAGCTGGTACCTCATCTACGATTCCTGGCGCTATCTTTCACAAGTCAGCTTGTGCGATAGCAGTTCAGAATGAAGTTAGAGTGCAGTCAGAGTATAGCATTGACGCGCTTGGAACCAAGGTTGTTGCCGATTTATTATACGGCGTTAAGCTGATTGATGATTCAGACAACAAAAAAGGTATTAAGTTTACTAACGTAGACTAATAACTAGTTAAT